TCAAAGTCTAGGGCGCGTTCGACAAGCCGCGCAGCGACACGCCCAACGGGGTCGTTGTCACCAAAACGGCGCTGTACATCCGCTTTTGGAAGTTTGGCGTAGACGGCAGGGATAAGCGTCTGGACGTTCGACCATAGGATGTTGAACTTAGCCGTCTCGTTACCGCCAGCACCTCTAGTGTCGTCGCGGTACCGCTTAACGAGTTTCTTTACCCGCGCCTGCCACTTTGCAAACTCGTTATCGTAAGTGCCGATAATCCGCAGGTACTTCTCAAGTTCTTGGCTTGCGCGCTCGTCCATTGCTTAGTCCTTCTTGTTTCGCGCAGAGATGGCGCTTGCCTTCGCCCGTGCATCTTCCTTACTCGATGCACCCCACGCACGCAGCGCGAGCGCGAGGCGGGTAGGCTCGCCGTTCTTCTCCATCGGCCCCGCCGTGCCTGCCATCCGTGCAAGGAACGATGCGCGACGCGGATTGTCGCCCTTCTTCACCGGGGGCTTCAGCGTGCCACCCGTCTCGGCTTTGTAGGAAGCGCGACCCTTGGCGTTCAAACCGCCCTTCGGGTTCTTGCCTTCCTTACGCTGCCACGCTGCGCTCATCAGTAACCCTTGTTTTCCGGTTTAGCAGTCTTCGCAGACTGACGGAACGCCTTTGCAGTCGGCGCACCCTCTGTGCCGGGTTTACGCATCCTCTCGCCGCTGCCAGCCTTAATGCGTTCCTGCTTGGCTAGGATGTTGGCGTAGAGACCGGGCTTACGGTTCATTTGCTAAACAGTCCAACCGCCAGCACAGCAGCGCCTGCACCCGTTGTGACCTTCCACGGCCCGACCGCCGCGTTTAGGTTTAGCGCAAGACTATAAACGCCGATTGGCGTGTTAGCCGGGATTGCAAGAACCGTCGTGCTGCCGTCGATGATGCTCACCGTCGATGTTGCAGCAGTTGAGACAGTTACCACGATGCGATGCAGGTAGTCGCCGATTGCGCCGTTAGTGCCAAGCACCTGCGCGGTCTGCGAAACGGCGACCGTTTCGTATGGATACTGATATGGATTGTTTACGCCACTCATATTCTCGCCCTCTTGGAAACGCTTTGCTCATGTACCTGCCACATATCGTTCAAGGTGACCTCGTTCTGTGGCCCAACTATCAAGGTCTTGTTCTCTAACGGTCTCTGCGCGGATGGCTCAGCCCTCCACGCAACGGCTAACATACGAAAAGCGTCGGCAGGGTGTGATGTCCAATCGTGTCGGGGTGAGACCATGAACGCTCTCGTATCTTCATTATACTCTCGTTGATATTGGCGTAGCGCCTCTATCCCGTCAGTACATTTTACGGAATTGAACCAAGTTCGGGGCAACATTTGACGAATTGCTTGAATTCCATCCTGTACGCCGATGTTAGGCACCACCGATAGATTGGCTATTCCAAGGTGGTCAGCCAACTGTTCGACGATGCTGCGACCCGTCTGTAGGCTCTTTGCCCGTGCGTCATGCGGCAGGTAATGCTTGCCGTAAGTGTAACCCTTGTTAACGACTACCTCCGCAATGGTGCGGATGTCTGCACCCGAGACTGCGAAGAAGTCAATGACGCGCACCTCGCCTCCGACCACCTGATACCACCATATCGCGGTGTCGTCTCGATACCCCAAGTCCCATGCGGTGTGTACCGGATACCCCTCCGTGAAGACTACACGCTCGTTAATACGCGGCTCTGCCAGTCGCATCTCTGTGCCAAAAAACGCGCCGAGGATAGCCGCCTCAAAACTGCACTCGAACTCTTGGAGGTACTGGTCTTCCGATAGTTGGGCTTTCGCTGCGTTAAGTTCACCCTGCGGCAGCAACCCCGACTCGCTAGCAGGTAGCCGCAGCAGGAACCAGTCATCCGGTATGCGTTGGGCAGTCTGATATATCTCCCAAAACTGGTTCTTGCCCTTTGGCGTGCCTGCAAAAACGCACCAACCGCCTTTATCAGCGAGGGCCGGTCTTAACACATTGCCGAACACGCTGGGCTTAAAGTCACCGTACTCATCGAGATACAGGCCGCTGAACCCCAAGCCTCTCATCGCATCGGCGGAATCGCTTCCAAAGAGGCTAATCTTCGCGCCGTTAACAAGCGTCAGGGTCATCTGCGCTTCGTTTGCGTCCTTGATAAGCGGTTCGGCGAAGAACTTAAAGTAGTCCCACGCAATCCTACGGGCCTGATTCTGGAACGGCGCGACATAGCCAAACAGACCGTTCAGCCCCTGATACATGAAAGCAGCGCGGATGAGGTCGTTGACAGCCGCTACGGTCTTGCCAGCACGACGGTGGGCTACGAGGCACCCCCATCGTTTGGTGCGCTCATGGAACGGCAGGAAGGCTTTGCGAGGCGTGTACGGCAGCAGGACGCGCTGCTTCACTCCGGCTTGCCCCAAGTCGCCTCAATCTCAATCTTGCCGCCGTCTACGCCGCTGTGTTCGTGGCGTGCCAACTTGGGCACATGGTACTCAAGCAAATCGCTAAAGCACTTAAACGCAGCCTCTGCGCCCTTGTCTTGGTGTATCTCGTCGAGCCAACCTTGCAAACGGTCTGCGTTCCCGTCCACAAAAGCAGATATCGCCTCTCTTGCGGCGGCTGTTGACTTGTTCGGGCTTCCTTTGGGGCGACCTGCTGGCATACCGTGGTTAATATATCTTGATTGTTTATCTAATGAAACTATCTTTACCGCTGTTGCCTTCGGTTAACTTACTTACGCTCCAATATGCGTACTTTCTTTTCCTCACCGGGGAACACGACGAAGTTGCGTGTACCGCTGCCGCCCAACCGCTTATCAGCGTCTAGGTAACGGATGCCGGGGATATTGTTTTCTCGTAACCAATCTGATGTAACTTTATCTCCACCGAGCCCTTCCGACAAAGTTTCGTACAAATCTTGTCCAGTTGAATTTTTCCAATTTTCATAACGACTTCCCATTGCCTTTTTTATGGCTGGCGACTGTTCACTCAACGGCTTATCCCAATCGAGCATACGGTCTATCATCTCGTCGGGGAGGTCGGCGGTGTAAAGCGCACCCGTCTGCGGTGCAGCGCCCTTTTTCATTTGTTGCAGATAGTTTAGCGCGTCTTGCGTTTCTTGAAACGCACCTTGCCGCAAATACGGCGAATCTTTATGAGCAGTCATTGTTGCAACTTCTTTTTTCATTGCAGCAATGGCTTTATTTACGTTCCCGTCAGATGCTTGCAATGTCATCGTTGCTTTACGCGCTGAAGGATTTTGCGCTGACTGGTAGGTTTTAGCCACGTCGGGGTCTTCGGCAAGGTAAATGCCATGCCCATACGCCTGCACTCCCTCGCCCGTGCCTATCCTAGATGCGTCAAACTCGCCTGCCGGGTTTTCCTCGGTCGGGTCAAAGCGATGCGGTGTGCCGTGGTACACATCTAGTTCAGCGATAGGGGCGGTTTTGCGTAGCGCAGCGGCTATCCGCAGCGGGTTAACAAACTCACCCGCGAATTGACCCATTGCCCGTGGGCTTTCAAACGCCTCTACAACTGGGTCAACAACAACCGCTTTAGCCGTCTGTACGGGCTGCGTGACCAGAGCCTTACCCATTGCACCAATTCCCTGCGCCGTAGCGTCCAGACGCGGCGTAGAAGGGCGGTCGGCGGCGGCTTGGGAGAACTCTGCCGTCGTCATGCGCCCGATGGCGGGGTCGCTCGTCAAGGCTTCGTAGGCGAGTCCACCGACATCCCGTGCGCGGTCACCGAGGGTATCGACTACCCCGCCACCGAAGTCAGCGGCTTGGCTCTTGAGGCGCTCCAAGTAGTCGAGCGCGGCGGCAACCCGTGATGGCGCAGGGCGAGGCATAAAGAAAATGTTAGACCCGTCAAGGTGACAACGCAAGCCTTTCTAACGCCAGCCACACCACACGCGGGATAGGCGTTCCGGCTGCGTATCGGCGCACCGTGCGTTCGTTAATTCCAAGTGCTCTTGCTGCACCGCGCTGTGTAAGTCCAGCGCGAGCAAGGGAGGCGCGAAAACAAGCGGCAGTCATGCGGTGCCGCCCGTTGCCTGCGCGGGTATTGTGACGTAGCCGCGTACATTCTCAACCAACACAGGAACCCCTCCTCCGAGCCGACGCGACACCGGAGCGCCCGTCACCGTGCCCAGATAACAACGAACAACCTGCCCATCTGTATGCTCCATCCATCCATCAGAATGCCATGAGCAGCCCCGTGCGCCCATATTGGGGTGCAACCGAATTGCGGCGCGAGTCAAAGCCTCGTAAACATCTAAATCGCGGCGAGTCATACGCGCCGTAGCGCGTCCCCCTGCGGCAAACACTTCTATTTTTTTCGGTTTCATGATTAGTTTCCTATCTGTGGAACCAGCACCGTGCTGGTATGGATGAACTATAGGGCATCCCGCCCTACCTGTCAACACCCCCCTGCAACTTTCTTTTCACCGGGGTAAACTGAGGTATGGACACCATTTCCGAGGGTTACCGCGCCCAGCAGGTCGAACTGCACATGAATCCCGCTTATGGCGTGGCATCCATCGCCTTTGCGCCCCTTGTCGCCAAACTAGCGGTGGACAACGGGATTAAGTCAATCAGCGACTACGGTGCAGGCAAGAAACACCTCCAGACCACGCTACAAGCCGCAGGGCTGGACTTGGCTTACCACCCCTATGACCCGGCTTTCCCCGAGTATGGATTGCCCGTCGAGGCTGATATGGTTTGTTGCATTGATGTCCTAGAACACATCGAA